ATAACAGCGTCTCCGCAGTCGCCCGCTATAGCCCTTTGTTATCAACAACTTAGCCTTTATAGCTATATGTTATAACTGTGTTGCTTTTTAGTCTAATTTAGCCCTATTTTGTATCTGAGCGGGTACACCAGTAATTAAAAAGCTACGCAGCCCTCCCCCGGGGTCTCTAGCATACCCACCTCAGCCTGTCAAGACTTAAGCGTGACCAGCAGAGGCTTTATAGTCACCAGAGATTCTGTACAGTCAAGAGAGAGTGTGGTAGTAGGTACTGCTCAGCCTTCGTGACCAACTGAGCCTATTCAGTCACACTAATACTTGACAATGCTACCCCGTCAATGCTTTGCAGGTTTATTGCTGTGACTCGATAGCCTGGTTCAGTCACGTTAATGTTTGACTCCCCAGTCTCTTTGTAGTATTCACGCGCGCCCGGCTCCTTATACTATGGCAGCAATACAGTTATGCTATTGGGTTATATGCTTATAACTAATTGGTCTTAGTCTGGCTTGCATTTTATGTTGACTCTATACCCTGGTGAACTATACTGAACCCATCAAGACAACAAACAGACAGGAACTACAACAATGGATAATCAAAACCTATATCAATCGCTGTTTCCCAGTGTATCTTTTAGCGACAAGGTAGCTGTATATTTTAAAGATGGTTCAGTTATTGAGCTAAAGCACTTGTACTACGATAGCTCGGCACTAGACCAAATCTGCTGGGAAAATGTAACCGATTGCCATGAAATCTAACAGGGGCTTTATAATGGATAATCAACGTCAAATTGAGATAAACCGCGCACACCAGTATCTACAAAGTAAGATGCTAGAGCGTGAACTAAAGCGACTAGATAGAGTCTATTACTTTATAGTGACTCTGGTAGTTACTACAACACTGGGCGGCTTCATTGCCTTTATAAATTCAATCTGGAGCGTGTAATATGGACTACATAAAAAACGATTACGAGTTACAGCAATTGGCCCGCAGCATTGCAGAGGAAGCCATAGAGGAAGTTAAACAGCACGGCGGTGACCATTACGAGCTAATAGATCAGGCTGCTGCTAGCAGTGAGCATGCCATCTACACCTATAAGGCCATCATGCTCTGCGCTAACTGCTGCACCGATGATGCGGAAGAAATGCTGGACGATAACAGCTACAGATTCGACTCGTTCGCGCACCATGCTAGTATATTGGCAGAGGTTACAATAGCCAGCGCAGCATTGCAGGCACTATACGAATTACAATCGGAGGCGGTAGCATGAAAATTAATATTGAGATAAACGATGGCGAATTAATCCATATTTGGGAGGGATCAGGGGCGCAAATAATGGTATCTAAAGAGGAAACAAAAACCCTTACCTCCTTTACCTCAGTAGACGATGCAATCAGCGCATTGTATTTAGCTGGGCACAAAACAGCCGCGAGAAAGCTACACGCCACAAATAAGGAGGCAGCAGCATGAGTAACTACAGCGAATCAGCTATTACACTTGGCAGGATACAGGTAGAATTTGATTGCCTATATAGTACAAAAGAAATGCTACAGCGTTTGACTCAGAAAGACAGAACCAGCGAGCTTTTGCGTATCTGTAACAGGGAGCAGGTATCTTTTGCTGGTTTCCAGTACTTGGAGAAAAAACTTATATTAGACAAGGAAAAAAACTATATAGACCATTGGCAGCGCCTGCGCGCAGACTATCCAGCTATTGAGAGGGCTACACAATGAAAATGAAACCAGAGCATTTTGAACATATAAAATCAGAAATATCAGAGGTGCTGTTAAAGTATAATGATAACGATAGACTAGTAGAGGAATACAGGCAGGGCTTATATCCCAGAGCTGATAAAACCAAAGATGTACAGCGTCGCTTTTGTTTTGATGTTATGTACGGGGCTGGCTTATCTAGTTTTGTTTGCGATAATCTGTACCAGTATTTAAATGATGACCATATTTATACCGCACTGAAGGCAATATGCCCAGCTATTGAGAGGGCCACACAATGAGAGTATTGATAGCCTGCGAATATAGCGGCAAAGTGAGGGGAGCATTCAGAGAGCTGGGCCATGATGCTTGGAGTTGCGACTTGTTACCAGCGGATGATGACAGCCCATATCATTACACTGGTGATTGCTGGCCAGTGATAGCTGAGGGCTGGGATTTGATCATAATGCACCCGCCATGCACCGCGCTGGCAGTCTCAGGCAATCGCTGGTATGGCTCAGGCATGCCAAAGAATAGCGAGCGCGTAGAGGCTATAGATTGGACGCTGGCCCTGTATGAACACGCCAAGAAACACGCGCCAAAGGTAGCATTTGAGAATCCCGTTGGCGTTCTACCTGTTAAGCCTACCCAATATATCCAGCCCTACCAGTTTGGCCATGCTGAAAGCAAAAAAACAGGGCTGTGGCTCCATAATCTGCCGCCATTGGTTCCTACAGACAATGTTGAGGATGTATGGCGTACACTGCCCAAAAAGGAGGCGCAGCGGATACACTTTTTGCCACCCAGTGCAGACCGCTGGAAAATAAGAAGCGAGACATACAAGGGCATAGCTGAGGCGATGGCTTCCCAATGGTCTAAATAATTCCCCATAGTAGTCCAACCCTTGCCCAGTGTAACAGCTGGGCTTTTTTATGCGCCTAGATAATATAAGCCTGTTTAAGGCCCTGCAATGCTACCCAGTACCCTAGTATCTATTTATAGCTAATCGCCGCTAGGTGGCTTTATATGGCCTTGTAGGGCTATAACTAGAGACTACTACCAGTTGCTGCGCCCTAGGCTCTCTATTGCAGGCGCTATAGCCGCCAGAGTCCCTATGCGGCTCGAGAGAGGGCGAACCTGTTTCCCGTAATAGAGGGCTTAATTGTCTTACAATAGGGATAGGCCATAGCCCTATGCAGATCATTCTGGAGGGTAGCATAGCCCTATGGATACCATTCTTGAGAGAGAGAGAGAGCTATAACGTGACCAGAACCTGGTATTGGGTCACACTATAGGGCTATGGAGTATTGAACTATTAAGAGAGAGAGCATCTAATACCCTGAACATTAACCAATAGAGAGAGGACAATGGATTTTGCAGATATAGAGGACGATCAACTGCGCTCTGAGGCTATAGAGCGCTATGTTGTATGGATTGAGAGCTTACCCTATAGAGTAGGTAGAGCTGAGCAGGATAGCATCAGAGAGACTATAATTAACGATTTGGAGAACTAACAATGAACGTATTCACTGGCCCTAATGACCTGTTACATGGTGATGAGCATTTAGAGGAACTAGAAGACTGGGAGCTGCGAGAGAGATTCTTTAATGCTCTGAGAGACTTAACAGAAGCAGCAGATACTGTAGAGAAACTGAAAAGCCCTAAATGGACTCCTTACCCTGAAGATATTGAGTATATGGAAGACACTTTAGAGGAGCTGAAGTACTCTTTAAAGTAGTACCTGCTGGTAGTTGCTGCTAAAGGAAGGGCTGTTTTGTTACTATATAGTTCTGAGGGTAGCATAAATTTTAACAATCAACAAACGGGATTTTAAAAATGTTTAAAGAATATATGATGAGTGGAACAATGAATCCAGAAGTTCAGGCAGTGTTTAAAGCTGCTGCTGATATTAGCAATGGCGTATTCTCACTGCAAGAGGCTGCAAAGTTCTACAAAGTACCAGCGCCTATTATTGTTCAGTTTATTGCTGAGAGTTCAGAATATGACATGGTGTTTAGCAAGGTGGGTGATTATGATTCTAACAACTAGAGATAAATTGGTGTTACAAGGTAAACGTGTTAGAGTGGTAGGGAGTTACAACATACCTGAAGAGAGAACGAACTACTGTAAACATCCAGAGCAAACAGACTGGACTAAACCCTGCCCAATATGTAAGCGCAGGATTCGTGTAATAGCAAAGAATATGGAGAGTAAAACAGCATGGTTATCTTAGGACGCAGTTTGACTATAGAGTACAGGCGGGGCGTAGGTTTTGACCTAGAGTTCCCAGACAGTAGGCCAGTGTGGATATACAACACTTTTACAGAGAGCATAGAGGTAATGCCCTTCCAAGGGGCTATACTGAGCCTTCCTCTCTGTTTAATAAGCTATGGCAGAGTATATGAGGAGATTTTTGAATGACTGAAGCAATCCATCAACCATGCCCTGATTGTGGCAGTAGTGATGCTTTACAGATCAATAAAAGCAGCACATATTGTCACAGTTGCAGAAAGTACACTAAAACGGGAGAGGGTTATTACCCTGTAGAGGTTCCAGAGAACCACGACCCTAGACCTAAACCAAGCTTTAATGCTGTTGAGAATATGTTAACCACTGGTAAGTACCAGAGTATCGTATCCAGAGGGTTGACTACAGCCACAGCTCAGTTCTATGGGATATTAGAGACCCCAGAGAAGACCTACTTCAGCTACCACCACCCAGAAGACTCTCTGGTTCCTATAGCGGCTAAAATACGGCTACCTGACAAGCAGCACAGCATTGTAGGTGAGTGGAAAGATGCAGGGCTATTCGGACAGCATCTATTCTCTGCTGGTTCTTCTAAGTATGTCACTATCACTGAGGGAGAGTTTGACGCAGCAGCCAGCTATCAGATGCAGGGCAGCAAGTACCCAGTAGTGTCTGTTAGGAATGGCGCTAGTGGCGCTCTAAAGGACTGTAAAGCAGCCTATGAATGGCTAGACAGCTTCGATGCCATTGTCATATCTATGGACTCTGACGAACCTGGTCAGAAGGCTGCGCGAGAGATTGCAGAGCTGTTTGGTGGCAAGTCAGCAGTGATGAAGAACCCACCACACTATAAAGATGCCTGCGACTATCTAGTGGCTAACGACACCAAAGGCTACATTTCAGCTTTCTGGAATGCTGAGAAGTTCGTACCTGATGGCATCATCAATGGCGCTAGTCTCTGGGATGAGGTGAACAGACCAGTAGAGAAGTCTGCTGTAATGTATCCATGGGAGAGCCTGAACAAGCTAACCTACGGTATCAGAGAGGCAGAGCTAGTCACCATCACAGCAGGTTCTGGACTAGGTAAGTCACAGTTTGTGAGAGAGATAGTGTGGCACATCCTCAAACACTCTGAGGAGAACATTGGCTTATTATTCCTAGAGGAGAATGCACGTAAGACCGCACTGTCATTGATGTCACTAGCGGCTAACAAGCCTCTGCACCTGCCTGACGTAGAGAGCACTGAGGAGGAACGCTGGGAGGCTTTTGAATCTACCATGGGTACTCAAAGGCTGTTCATGTTCGATCACTTCGGTTCTACCAGCATAGACAACATCATAGCTCGCTGCCGCTACATGGCTAAAGCACTGGACACCAAGTTCCTGTTCCTAGACCACGTTAGTATTGTTGTGTCTGCACAGAGCAATGGCGATGAGC